CCGTGTCGGCAATGACCATCACCTCGGAGAGCTCCCTCGTTACGCTCCGCGCTATGGTGTCGGCTAGTATAACCGCCTCCGAGACCACCTTCGTCGTGCTCCTTGTGATCGTGTCCGCAATCGTTACCGCCTCGGAGAGGGTCTGGCTGAAGCTCGTGACCTTCTCGTTTATGCCGATGATGCCGGTTACCCAGCCACCAAAATAGTCACCGGTTTTTGTCCACGTGTTCGTGTAGCTTCCGGCCGCGGTTGTGGATCTAGTGCTTGCTATCCCGAGACAATGACCTTGTGTTGTAGCTACTAATTCCCATCTAGCAGTTTCGCTGCCGCCAACGGTAGTGTTATCACTATCCAACTGCATATTCCCAAACTCTATAAGCATCGTGTTCGCGTTCGCGGTGGTGACTGTGATCGCCGGCGCGGTCGTCTTTACCCCTTCTGTGTGGGACGTGCTCGAGGTGCCCGTGTCAACCGGCGTCGTCGTGTTGCAGCCGGAGAGCGAGATGCAGCCGCCCACTTTACTCCGAGTGTTTGCATCGTTATTATTTATTACAAACGTATTTGCGCCCGTAGCAGGCGAAGCAAGATACCTGATATCCAGATTGCGGTAAGAACTCTCAGCGTTTAGAAAATAATAATTATTTATTTGCGCGGTCAGCGCCACGCCATTGTAAGTCATACTTGTAACCTGAAGTTGCGTTACATCGTCTACATTCACGTGTCCTCCTACAAGCACTAAATTACTGCCCGTGCAGGTATGGCTAATACTTAAATTTCCTGTGCCTGAGGTGCTATTGTCGAACGCTATCGCGCCGTACTGCGGGGACATATAAAGCTCCGCCGTTGGATTGCGCCGACGCCATTCGGCGTGACTTCTGAATGGAGTAATGAATACCGCATAGACGTAATGCCAAAAAAACGAGCGGAATGTATAGAACCTCCTCGTGAGTTTTAGCCCGTACTTATCCAGCTTCCAAAACGTCGTGCACTCAATCTTGATCTTCGTGTCGTCGGGAAAGAAGAAGGTATAAAGGCGCCCGAGCGCGCTCGGCTTTTGCACGGCAGGAAGCCGCCGAGGAAACCTCGACGGCCGCATGCGCGCTGCTTGTGCTCTCGGGTTCAGGGACATCTTCGTAGGTCAGTCGATGTCGAATTTCCAGGTGAGCTGCAGGGTGTCGCCGTTTACTACGTTGATCGCGGAGAAAACCTGCCGCGCGAGAATCGTGCCCTGCGCGACCACTATGTTGTTGAATACTCCTGATTCCGTCACCGCTTTCGTGCCGGTCACGGAGAAGCTCAGCACGAGCTGGCCCGTGTCGTTGGTCACGTCGGTTGTTTGCGCGGTTACTGTCGCGGTCCCGCGCGCGAGCCCGCTGTCCGTGATCTCGGTGCCAAGACCGGTATCGCCTGCGGCTGCTGCGCCGGTGCCGATGCCTACCGCTATGTACTTATAAACCCCATACACCGTACCGGTCCCGAAAAGAAGGGCGGGGACGGTCGAGGATCCGGCCGTAACCACGAGGTTCGATACTTTCAGGGTCTGGGTCCAATACCCGAATACAATCGGGAGCTTGACGTGTTGCGCGGAGAGGTAGCCGTTTTTGATAAGGCGACTCACCCATCCCCACGGCTGGAACAGGGAACGAGGCTCGCCGTGCGGCGTGCCAAATTTCGGGCAAAGGTTTCTGTTTCTCGCACACTGTACACAGTGAAGCTTCGAGTATTCTACGTTTTCGTTCAATGCAATTTTTGATTTCATATTTTTATTTTTAATTTGATTCGACTTTACTCTAGGGAGATTTCATCTGGCCTTATGTAGCACCGGCAGGAGACGTGGAGCGGCGGCGCCCCTACGTCGGAGTAGTCAATCGGAAGCTTTGAGCCGTCGCTTCCCGTGACCTCGTCCCCCTTCTTGAAGAAGTCCTCGTCGATGCCTACGACCTTTCCGTGCTGCGGCTGGCACCACGGGCAGACGCGCTCGTCCGCTGCCGTGTACCATCGCTGCGCTTTTACTACTCCGGATTGCTTCCACGCCTGCTGGGTTGAGTAGTTCGCAATTCTAAAGGTCTCCGTGCGGGCCACCGCCAGCGCGCGCACGTCGTCGGACCACTCGTATATGCCGCTCACGAGGTCCGCGAGCTCCTCCTGTCCGAGGCCCTCCTTCAACCCCTTCTCGAGCGCGCGCTTCAGCTCGTCCCGCGTGGTCTCGTTGTACTTCCGGCTCATCAGCTCTATCGCCTTGTCGAGCGCGGCCCGCACCTCGCGGGAGAGAATATCCATATCCGGTATCCCGAGGAGCGCGGCGGCCTCCTTGCCCTCCTTGCCGGCGAGGTCGTAGAGTATCGGCTTCGAGAGATCTATGAGGGCGGCCATGCTCTCCTCGAGGTCGAAGATGTCCTGCTTGTCTATGGCCTTCGCTATCTTCGGAAGGTTCCCCAGCACCTCCCTCCGCTGCCGCGCGTTGAAGTCCTGCACGGCGCTCGTCTGCCGCTTCTCGTAGCCGGTCACGCGAAGCGCGAACCCCTTGTAGAGCTTCTCATATTCGTCGTCCGAGAGCTGCGACAAATTCTTCCTCGCCTTGTCTTTTACCTCCGCCGCGTCTTTCAGAATATTTGCCACCTCCGCCGCGGCCTTTTCCGCTATGGTTTTTGATATGGTCCGCCGGTGCTCGGCATTCATGGCAAAGCGCGTTTTTACAAAGTGGCCTCTGCTAATTTTCCTCGCGCTCACGCGCGCGGAAACGCTGCGGCCGGTAGGGGTTCCGTAGTCCGTGCCTCCGCCTCCGGAGAGCGGCTGCAGGCTAAATGGCACGAGCACGTCGTCGCCGCCGTCTACAGGCTCGAGTCCGAAGTACTTCTCGCGCGCCTCGTTCGCGCTTATTACCGGCGCGGCGCCGACCGCCTTCGTCATCTCGTCCATCTTTTGTGCCCTGTCCTCTGGCACGGGGTCCGCGAAGTCGAGATAGATGTCCTGCCCGTAGCGCGGCACGAGGAACTCGTTGAGGTACGCGGTGATCAGCTTCATCAGCGGCTTTATGGTGCGCGCGGCGAAAACGTAGTCGGTCGCCTCCGCGTTCGCGCGGTTCACGTCGTCGGTTATGCCAAGCGCGGTGCGCGGCACTTTAAAGCCCGCTATGATCCGGTCCCGCATGGCGAGAGAGAGGTTGGAGAAGTCCATGTCCTTCTGCGTCTTGCCGCCCTCCTCGTACTCCGTGCCCTTCGGAAGCGCGAGCACCTTGTAGGCGTTCTCCACTCCCTTAAAGGCCGCCTCGAAGGAGGCCTTGAGGTACTGCAGCTGGTCCGGCGTGTAAGCGCTGTCCGTTTTCAAGAAGCCCCCTATACGCGCGCCGTTCAGGAAGAAGCGCCGGTTGAATTCCATCGCGTAGTTGTCCGCGTCTATCCACTGCGCTATGGTCTGCGCCACGCCTATGCCCTCGTGCGGGTCGTTCGGGTCTGGGTCTTTGAAGTGGATCACCTCGTGCGGCTTGAATTTGTACACGCGCGAGCCCAGGCGGTATTCGTACCCCTGCACGCGCGTCGGAAACTCCTCCCTATTCACCAGCACCTTTACCTTCGAGGGGATCATTATATGCACCGCGAGCGGTTTGGTGGTTTCGTCCGCGGCGCCCTCCAGGTACCAGTAAGCATTCCCCACCATCTTCAAGTGCGCGGTCGTGATCTGCTTCAGCTCGAGGCCCGTCTGGTAGTCGTTCACCCCGTTAAGGAGATTGAGAATGTCGTGCTCGAAAAGCTCCTTGTCGCCATCCTTTCCTACCTTAAAAAGCCGGTGCTCTATACCGCCTATCTCGTCCGATATCGCTTTCACCGCGGCATACACCCAGCCGCTGTAGGCCTCGAGTGCTCTCGCGGGGTCAATCTTTCTATTCGTGCGCCAGAGCGTGAACGGGTCCGCGCTATAGCTCGATGAGACGCTCGGCGAGGCGGCCTTATCCTTGTGGACGAAGCCCGCGTAGGAGAGAAGATTTTCTATGAATTTCGGCATTGATAAAAAACGGAGCCCGCGTGGTTTACCTCGAACCGAGGAATCCCGCGGACCCCGTGCGTGCTTCGCTTGAGGCCGGCTGTTGCCCGTACTCTACCATATCGCCCGAAGCGCTAATATGGTCTGCCCTGTGGATAAGCTGGGAGTAAAGCAAAAACCGCCTCGCGTTCGGGGGTCGGCGGCTTTGCTGATAGCGCTACTTCGTTGTTATAACGTCAAGAGCATATAGGAGTTACGCCGTCAACCTAGAGCGCTATCGTCTTGAGCTCATCCACCGCCCTCTTGAAGCTCTCCGGATCGTCGAGGTCCACGATGAGCCGTAGCTCTAGCCGGCGGATCTTGCCGTCCTTGATTTTTATATTCTCAATCGTGGCGTACTGCACCGCGTCGAATATTCGCAGGACTTTGTCCTGATCGCCGGTCACCTGCCGGAGGATGCGCTGCGGGATCTCGCTCATTGCTCGAAGTGCTTTATGATCCGCTCGGCTATTTCCTCCGTAAGCCCCACGCTCGGCTCCGTCTTGAAGAAGTTCGGAAGCTGGTGCTCGAGCATGATGCCAGTGTCGTCTATGATCGCGTACCGCTCCGTATCTGGGTTCGCATCCAACCACGCCTGAATCTCCACCCCGCGCCGCCTTGTTGAGTCGCTTATTCCCTCCACGGGAACGTAGGGCGTGTGATCTACAAATTCGCAAACGTACTCTCGTATAGTTTGTAGCATGAACGGGTTGTGTTTCCACGAGGAAGAAATAACCACTTGTGCGCCGGTGCACGGAAGCATGACCTTAAATATTCCTATAAGCTCGGGGTTTAGCATGCTCTCCTCGTGCCCGCCTCGGTTCAGCACGCCGTCCATATCGAGAAAAATAATTTTCATTTTCTTGCTTCTAAGTACTCTACGCCTCGAACGATAAGCATGCCGCAATCGTAGCAGAGCTTCTCTTTTGTCTCGCGATCGATTAAGTAAAGTTCGCCGAGATAAATATCACGTGAACAACTAGAGCAGCTATACCCGCGTCGTCGCACCCTCTTCCACGTGAAGCGCGGGTGTTCGCCTTTGCCGTTCCAGCCGCACCACGGCTCTCTTTGATCGAGCGGCTGCGTCTTTGTTTTTTTACACTTTGTGCATTTCATATCTATAACTTGACCCAGATTTTCCTTTTGCCCTGCAAATAGTAAACCCAATAGGTGCCTGCGTGTTGGTTATTCTTTTTCCGTTTTTTCTTGCTCATAAAATTGTTATCACATCGAGCGGCTGCATGCCGCTCTGGGTATTTATTCCCAGCACCAAATGCACAAACCCGTCCGTGAGGTCGTCGTGGTCCTCCACTCCGAAGCCGGTCAGTTGCGCTATTAAGTCCTCGCAGCCCGTCTTTGGAAATAATACCGTGCCGTTCTCAATGAAGGGAGCGGCGAGCAAAAGGCGCGCCCGCTTGTCGCTCCCGACCTTTACCGGCTGCGCGGGTATGCCGGCCGCTTGCATCATCTCCACGGCCACCTGCTGGTACGCTACGGCCTCCACAAAAAACATCGGCGCAGCGTACTTTGTCCGGATCGCGTTCGATTGTGCCTTTGCTCGGGCTATGGTCTCTTGAAAGTTCAGACGTTCGTTCACGGGGTGCTGCAGGATAAAAATATGGGCGCGGCTTTCTTTCAGCGCCATTACAGCCGCCACCATCGTCGTGCAGTCCGCCGTCTGCTTTTTGCTTATAGCAAGGTCGGTGCCTACGCCGGCGGAGAGTATCGGGTTTGAAATGAGTACCTGCTTTTTCGTGCTCGGGTCCAGCTCGTATACCGGCTGCGGAATCTCGTCGTAGTATTGGATCCACTCGTCCTTTATAACCTGCCCCTCCGGAGGGATTACTTTGAGCAAGTACTCCCGCATCCATGCCGTATGCCGGACCTTCCGCTTCTGCGCGTCCAGTGCCTCCTGCGTGGGGTATTTGCCCTTCCATGTGCAGTTCGCCCATACCGGCTCGCCGTTGAAAAGGGAGTAATCGCGGTGGGTGAATATCGGGTCGTTCTTCAGGCGCATCATGAGCGCATCGGTGTGGAGTATGTTGCCTTCCACAATCAAGCGCGCGTGCATTTCTTCTATAGCCGGCATCACCTCGCCGCGCAACCAGCGCTCGGTTTTGTCGCGGTATTCTTTCTTCTCCACCTTCTCCTTTTCCTCGGGGTCGTCGATTATGACCACGCTCGGCCGGTGCTCTTTGTGCCGCCGGCCGCGGATCCGCTGGCCGCGGGAAAGGCCCAGTATGCGCACCCCGTTTTTAAGAAGCAGTCCGGTCTTCGTCCACTCCCGTTGCTTCGATATGCCCTCGCTCATGTCGCCGTAGTCTAGCCGCAGCAGCTCGTTATTCTCGAGCTCCTTCCGGATGTTCGCTATATTTTCTATCGCCTGATCGCGGTTTTCGTTCACTATGATGATGAAGGGGTACAGCTCGGGGTTCTCTAATGCCATCCAAAGGGGCGATGCGAGTGAGCCATAGGAGCTTTTTGCGCTGCCGCGGAATCCTATTATCGAAAGAAATTTTACGAGATGGTCGGAGAGAAGCCGCAGAAGTTCTGGGTGGAAGTCGGCCGGTGGGAGCGAGAGATAGTGCGGCAAATAAAGCACGCAGAAGCCGAGGAAGGGCTTGCGCATTTCTCTTCTCGCTGTGGGATTATTTACCAGTTGCGCCGCTTGCGTCGGGGAGAGCTGGCTGGTTGATAGTGTCATTTGTTTTTTCGGTCTCTTTACGAACCATGCCGTAGTGCTGAAGGGTAGCCATGATCGGGAGAAGAAGCTCTGGAGCTATGGTGTGCTCGTGTTTGTGCTCTACATCTACTGTGCCCAGCTTCCGCTCAAAGATTCCCGCATCCATCTGCGCCTCGAGGAAGCGGTGGTCGGCTTCGATGATCGCCTTTGCCGCGACAACGCGCACCATATCGTTCGTGCTCGTGAGCAGTATTCGCCAGAGATGTGGAATGATCGCTTCCGTCCGGTCTTGAATCTCCGCGAGGCGCCGGTCTATGACTGCCTTATTATAGCGGAGCGCTCGCTCTCGGTAGAGCTTGTGCCGGAGTTTGTCGAGGTAGCGCCGGTCGAGTTTGAGCGGCCGTTCTCTATCCTTCTCAAGTGCATCCGCAAGCGCTCGGTCGCTGATCGCCGGCTTCAAGGCGAGTACCTCCTTGATGCGCTCGATGTGATACTGCTGCGTCTCTTGTTTATAAGTCGGCATGCGATTATAAAATACTCCACGTTCCCGGATAGAATTTCCTAAGCTCCGGTCTGATCTCGTACCCGATGCCATTTCGTCCGAGCAATTCCGCTTGTTTGAGCGTCGTGCCGCTACCAAGAAACGGATCGAGGACGGTGTCGCGTTGCCGCGTGAGTACTTTGATGAGGCGCGCGGGGATCTCGTCTGTAAAAGCATCAGTATAGTCGTCTCGCTTCATGCTGTCCGGCAATAACCAGACGTCGTTGAGATATTCTTTCAGCTCGCCCTCCATGAACCGCTTCGGCGATCCTTTTGTGAATATCTGAATTTGGGCATAGCTCTTACGAAAGAGCGAGATACTTTCGCGCCGGTGCCAGATCTTCTGTTCGTGCGGTTGGAACCCTGCGGCTATTGCGGCTTGATATAGGATTATGTGCCGTGGTGGTGCGCCGAGGTTTTTCCTGTCGTGCTGAATTGTCACGAAAAACGCATCCGGCATGAGCTTTGTGTAGATATGGGGATAGATGCGGCGCGCGAGTTGCTTATATTCGAGATCCTCATCGCTGTGCGGATGGTGGTCGATCGCGAGAGCACATGACCCCTCCTCGACCTCGGCGAGGTTCGCTGCATCCTTGAGGTAGACCGTTATCATGGCTCCTGTTCTTGATCTATGAGTTCGCCAATGATGTCTCGCTGGATCGCCGGCGGGTTCTTGAAGTCGGCCTTGATCGTCTCCGGATCTCCTCGAAAGAATGTCAAGATTTTCTGGTGGATCTCGAGGAGGCGCGGATTTTTGATGGTCTCGAGGTCTCCCTTGTAGAGCGTGAGAATGTTTTGGTGCGTCTTGACGACCTTGCGCTTTACCATATTCCGCTCGGCGCGGTGTGGCGCGGTCGCGAGCATTTCGAG